TCTTTTTAGCTTCTGATTGGAAAATCCGACCATACAATACATCTCACCGTTTAACCATTAATGGTAATCTTTATGCTCAAGATGGTTCTGATCCATTTCTTGATACCATAGGTACTTTTACTGTGCGTATCATGCAGCAAGTTTCATCTCTTGTCGATTCAACAATTCAACAATTAGCAGAAATAGAATACGCTTCTTATAGTGGTGGTGTAACCGTTGATGTATTAAGTAGTTATGCTGGAGTTGATTATCCAGTAGGAACTCCACAAGCTCCTGTGAATAATTTGGCAGATGCATTGGATATTGCTGCTGATAGAGGGTTTACTGTTTTTTATGTATTGGGAGATATCACTATAGATAGTGGGTTAAATTTTACCCAAATATCTTTTGTAGGAGAGTCAATAGATAAAAGTGAATTTACTATTGATTCAGATGCAGATGTTACTCAATGTGAATTTTATGAAGCAACTATCCAAGGTACATTAGATGGTGAATGTAAAATAAAAGACTGTAATATATTGGATGTTAATTATGTTTCAGGGGTAATTGAATTATGTATAATCAGCGGAGATATACTATTAGGAGGCGGGGCGACAGCTTACTTCTTAGATTGTTGGGCCGGAACTCACCTCGGAACACCCCCAAGCATCGATTGCGGAGGAAGCGGGCAAACGTTGGTAATGCAAAACTTCAACGGATACATAAGCTGGAAAAATTTAACCGGGGCAAACGATCAGGCAAACGCAAGTCTTAATGCTGGATGGGTAGTTTTGGAAGATACAATGACCGGGGGGTATACCACTATTATTGGAGTAGGTACAGTAGAAGATAATACTCAAGGAACTATTGTTAATGTGGATCACTTGGTTAATCCAACTCATATTGCTGAACATGTATGGGCGCATAATACCGGATTAAAATTACTTGGTTTGGTTCAGGAAAATTATGTAATGGATCAACAGGTATATGAGGATTACAATGGTGCTAAACTTTTAACAAGTGCCCGAATAAGAACATATCAGGATTCAGCAAAAACCCAATTGATTGCCACATATCAAGTAACAGCCACTTGGTCTAATGGTCAATGTACATCATATGAAATGGTGATTGTATGAGTTTAGGATTAGCGACTAAAGGCGTATTATCAGATTTTACAGGCACAGGTGGTTCAGGAGCCACTGTATATGTGTTGGAGGAATTTAATGTGGAAGTATCACAAAATGATGTGGATATTGAAATATCTCTAATTAACGATTTATCAATAGATATATCAGAAATAGGGATAGACATCGATCTTGATCAAGATGATGCTGAAATCGTTGTCTCAGAGGACGATACAATAAATATTGAGGTATAATCATGGCTACTGCAATTAAATTAAAGCAAGGTGAGGGTAAAACTGTCAATTTTCATATTACCAAAGGTGGATCTGATGTCACAAGTTGTACCTTAACCTTTGAGGTAAAGGATAAAGCTTCAGATACATCTCCAGTAATGTCAAAGGCAGATGGTGATTTTGACAAAACAGATGCAGCTAATGGTAATTATACGCTTACTTTTGAAGTTGATGATACTAAAGACCTTGCAGCTAAAACATATACATCAGAATTAAAAACGGTTATTACGGTAAATACTGATGTTGACAAAAGTTATGATATACCTTTTGTCGTAGAACGTGCGGTTATCGCAGATGCTTAATTAAAAACTAATTGTTAACTAAGGAGAATTAAAATGAAATCAGATGTAATTGATCTAAGTGATCTGGTTAAAGCGGTTAAATTTAAATTTAATAATCAGGATTTTGAAATTCCTCCAATACCTGATGATAAGTTAAAAGGTATTATGGGTATTGCTAATAAAATTACAAAGTCAAGTAGGGAAGATTCAGAAGATATTGCTATGAATGAAGAATTTATTGCCGATCATAATATATTTCTTTCTATGGCAGTTGAGAAACAAATTGATGATAAAACTTATGAAAAGATGGCACCTGAAGATTTTACATCTTGGCCTTTGAAATTGAAGAATAGAGTAATGGAACTTGTGTTTGATCAGATTGGTACATCTTCCGGTGAAAAGATAACTCCAGAAGCGGAAAAAAACTGATTGAAAAATGCAGAGAGTTTGCATCGATTGTAATGGTTACTCATGGGGCTTATGATTTTGATAAGCTTAATAAAATGCCTTCATATAAATATTGGTTGGTTAAACGGTCAGTTGATTTAGAAGTTATAAGGCAAAGAAAATTATTTATAAGTGATGTAGCTACTGCATTTGCAGATCCAAAAAAAGGAATAACCAATTTAGAGACTCAAGAAAGAAAGTTAGAACAAATTTATAATTCAATGATAAATCGTAAGATAATAGTTGATGATGAAGTTTCTACTGTTAGTTGGGATTTTCCTGATGATGCAGTAAATAAGATGAAAAGATGGCAACGTTAAGGAGATGTAGAGATGGCTGAAACCATGCATGATGCCTATCAATTAGAAATGAAGTTAAAATCAAATTGGGCCGCTGTTCTTCAAAAACAGACAAAACAATTTGATGGTTTTATTAAAAAAGCTAATGAATCCACTGTGTCTTTGGAGAAATCCATTACCACTATGCATTCAAATCTCTCTAAAGGATATGAGGGTATGTTTGCAAAGGGGCGGAAACAGATGGAAAGCATGGTAGATCTTTCTAAAAGATCGCTTACAGACATTTCTACATCTGCTGTAAAAATATTTCAGCAAGCAAGTGAAGGCCAAAGTCGAATAGATGATTTAATAGATCGAAATATAAGTAAAATAAATAAATATATTGAAGCAACGAAAACTGCCAGAGCTAAAGTAGAGTCATTAGCAAAAAGTGATCCAGGTAGAGGGACATATACAAAAGAAGCAGAACGTTATGAAAAGATTCAGGTTATATTAGAAAATCAGATAGATAAAATGGCAAAGTATCAATCTGATAAATTATCATCGATGCTTGGTCAACATTTTAGAAAACTTGCTGAACATGTACTGGCAGAATCTTCATTGGTGGCTAAAGCAACTAAAGATATGGTTGATGATGCTTTGGCTCAATGGAATAAAGTTAAAAGTTTAGGTTTTATGGATACTGGTTCTAAAGCTCTTAAAGGAGCAAAGGGAATATCTGAACTTACTAAAAAAGAAAGCCAGGTTCAAACTAATTTAGAACAATTACGTAAGGCCCAACTGACACAACAAAAAGCAATGCTTGAACATAGAGCATTGGCAGAAAAAGCTACCAGTGAAAAAGTAAAAAAATATCATGAAGAATCAGCAGCAATTGCTGTAATGAATTTAGAAAAAATTGAAAATCAACATCGGGAAACTACTGCTGTATCAAGGAAATTTACTGAGGAAATTAAAAGGCAGAGAGAAGAATTTAATAAATCCAGTGGTAAGCAGGATCTTTTAAAACAATGGAAAGAACAGCTTAAACCATCCAGAGTTAAAGCGTTAATGGAACCGATGGTTGCTAATGTAGCTGAAAGTGGTCGGCTTGCTGGTACAGGATTAATGAAGGAATTAGTAAAATCTGTAGAAAGAGGGGATCAGTTAAGAGGTAAACTTGATGCTTTTAAAAATAAGATAGCTGAAATAAAAAAACAAGCAAGTTTATTAAAATCAGCAGGGTTAATTGAACCTTCAGAAATTGTTCCTAAAATAAAAACTGTTGAAAATGCTCTTAAAGAATATGAAGCACAAATAAGAAAAACGAAACAAGAATATGCAAAATTTTCACCTAAAAGTATGTCTCAATTAGGTGGTGGTGAAATAGGTAATTTAGAAAAAGCAAGAGCGAAAGTTAATTCTTTAATAAAAGAATTACCTTCTCTTGGTAAAGTTACTGAGAGAAATTTTGAAGTTATAAATGAACATGTTAATAAAATAAAAACTGCTATAGAAGATCAGGTTAAAACTCGTAGAAGATTAGAAAAAGTACGTGTAAACATTATAGCTGAAGCTACAAGAATCGCTAAACAGTATGCTGAAACGGAAAATAAAGATCTTAGAAAAATAATGCGTAATAGATTTAATATATTAAAACAAAGTGCAACAAAAATAGATAAGGAAATTAGAGAACAAGGAACATCATCATTATGGGATGAAAAGAGAATTAAATTTTATGAAAATAAAATGATAACCTCTGTAAAACAAACTATGGCAAAAATTAGAGCTATCACATCAGGAAAAACATTTGGTGGTACTCCTGATAAATTGTTTGGTGGTATTAAAAAACAATATGAAACTCTTTCAAGGGAGATTGATAAATTAAGAAGTAGAAAATTTGTAAGTTCATCAACAATTGCACAAGGTAAGAAAAAAGTTGAAGAATTAAAAGCATCAGTTATTGATTATAAAAATGTCCTTGTAAAATTAATGGATGAATATAGAAGGTTACAAAGATTACAACGTGCGGGATTTAGTAATCAGGGTATTCGTAAGCAAAAGGCATTATTAAAAGAACAACTTACAGATATGAAGTCTCATATGGCTGAAGTTCAAAGAATGTCTCATCATGCATCCAGAAGAATTGAACAGGTACAAGCATCAACTTTAAAAGGGTTTATTCGTAAATCCTGGGAAATGATAAGAAATTTTAGATGGCAAGTTGCAGCAATTGTATATCTTATTACAAGAGCAATAGGGGCAGTTAAGCGTGTATTTTTTGATGTAATGAATGAGATTGCAAAATTTCGTAGAGATTCTATGGCTCTTGCTGCTCAATATTCTTTTAAAATGTTTGGTGATATGCAAAAGAATTTTAAGCAAGCGTATAATTTTTCCAGAGATTTAATGATGAAATTGGAAATTGTGGCAGCAGAAACTATTTTGACTTTAGATGATATGTTGATGCTGACAAAAACATTTGCTCAAGCAGGGATCATACCCAGGACAGATGAAGATTTGCATCGTATCGCTACGATTGGTACGGCAATTAAAGCTTTAACTGAAGGTATGGCAAATGCTGGAGTTCAGATGAAGCAGGAACTTTATGCTATTATTGCAGGTCGGCAGAGAGCAACTGATCAATTAGCCATGATGTTTAAACTCATGGGTAAAGATATACAGGCAATGATAGATGAAGGTAAAAAAACTGGAAAGGAAATGATTGAAGTTCTTGCTGATGCTTTAAAACCTTTTTCAGTAATGAATGAGGCATTAAAACATGAGTGGGAAGCAGTAATAAATAAATTAGAAATTGTTTGGAAAATGCTTAAAAGATTTGCTTTAGAAGATTCTTTATTACAAGCAACTAAAGCTTTGCAAAATGGTATTGATTTGGTTTGGACTAAAGCAGAAGGTTTAACACAGTTAGGAAAAGAAGTAGCAGCATTTATGAAAGGAACATTTGAAGTAGCAAAAGCTTCTGTGATTGTTATTTTTGAGATTTTTTTACAAATTCTTCATTCTACAATTGGAATTATAAATAATCTTATGACAATGGCAGGTGTTAGTAGTCAAATTGAGCAAAGTACACGCAAAATGAGTGGTAATTTTAAGGCTCTTTTATCAGGTGTAGAATTTTTATTAAAAGGCATTTGGTTAGTTAAATGGGTAATTAAAGATATATTAATAGTTTTTGAATCTATTATATCTTCTCTTAGTTATATTGTGGAATTTACTAAAGCAGCAGGTTCATACGCATCATCTTGGGGATTGCAACTTCAATCTGTATTTGTTTTTAGTGATAAAATTAAAAAGGCTCTTAGAGAAGCAGCAGAAGAACAAAGAAAACTTGGTGCTGCTACTTTAGAAGCTGCTAATGAAAGACAACTTAATGCGACTAATGCTCTTTTAGATATGGTTAAAGATTCGGGTAAAGAGTATAAAGAAATTGAAAAAACTATGGAAAATATTCTTAAACTCCTTGATGATATTGGTAAAGGAACAGGCAAACTTGGTCAGGAGTTTAAGCTTACATATACCACTGGAGTTATGGATGAATATGCAAAGATGCAAAATGAGATGCAAAGAGCAGAAGCAGCACAATTTAAGGGGCCAAAGAAATTTGAAATAGAAGCTAAACAAAAAATTGATGCTCTTGATACTTTAAAATTAAGAACGGAAACAAATATTCAAGATCTTACTAAAATGTTTAAGGCATACCATGATGGTGTGTTGGTGATGACTGAAAAACAAGCTGTAGAAATGCAAAGGTCATGGGATGCTCATATAGAAGTTTTAGGTGGTATTGTTCAATATGAAACATTTGTTAGAAATGAATTAAATAGAAAAACTGCTGAGTGGTACAAAAAAGAAGAAATCGCTTTAGCAAGGAGACAACGTACATATGAACAATTTATGCGAGATGTAACACAAGTACCGATGACACCAGAGGAAAAAGCTCAGGATTGGTATGAGGATATTAAAATTAAGGTTAAAGAATTAGCTGTTACTAATGAATTTTTTGCTAAGAATATTAAGGAGGTTAATAAGGCTCTTGAAGAAGGTTTAACAATACGCAAAGAAAATGCTATTACGCAAATGAATATTGAGGCTGAAAAATTTATTAATAGAGCATCTAAAGCTAATGCTTGGAATAATGTTTTTGATGATCTTAATATTGAATTTGCTGAATATATAAGACAGGTAGAAGTATCTCTTAAATTAGATCCTAAAAAGAAAGAGGAACTTAAAAAACAACTTTCTTTAATTAAAGAACAACGTTCTGCTCAAGAGGATCTAAATCTTGCTCATGAATCTTATTTAGCTCAATTAGAATTACAAACTAAAAAAGCTGCTTTTCTAAAAGGATCTTATTCACCTATTAAACAAAGACAGGGGGAAATAATAGATCTTAGAACTACATATCAAAGAGAAATGGCAGTGATGAGTAAACAGTTAGATGAGTTTAATAATAAATGGAAAGAACAGGGCGAATGGTCAACGGATGCAACTGAGAGTATAAAAACTCAAGGTTTGGTAATGGAAGAAACAATGCGTCAATTAACCATTGCCACTGAAAGAGAATTAAAGAAAAAACAATTTCCAATTTGGAATGATTTAGTTGAAGCATCTAATACCTGGGCTGATGGATTTACATCTGCTTTATCTCAAATAGTTGATGGTGTTGATTCTGTATCGGAAGCATTGAATCAATTACAAACTCAGATTTTAAAAGATACTTTAAAAATAATTATTAAACGAACAGTAACCGATAATTTACAGGATATGTTGGGATCTGAAGGATCTATTTTTGGTTTTAAAGGAATCTTTGGAGGTAAAGCTGGAGGCAAAACTGGTATAAAGCCTACGGAAATTATAACAAAAAAGCCTTTACCTGTTTATGTAGTTAATACTACAAAAATTCCTGAAGTAAAAGATGTTTTGAAAACGGAACGTATTTCTGAAAAAATGTCAGAGGTGACGGAAAAGCCCCAACCTATTGTAGTTGATAAGCCCCTGCCTACTCTTATAGTTGATAAACCTTTGCCTACTCTTATAGCTGATAAGCCTCTGCCTACTATTATAGTTGATAAGCCCCTGCCTACTATTATAGTTGATAAGCCCCTGCCTATTCTTGTAATTGATAAGCCCTTGCCTGTTTTTGTAACTAATATGGAGGGTATTTTAAAATCTATAAGTACTTCAGAAATAACAACAAGTGGAATTGAGACAATTAATACTCAAAATATTTCTGAGGAATTATCAAAATCTTTAAATGAAGTTGGAATATTAAATACTCAAAATATTTCTGAGGAATTATCAAAATCTTTAAATGAAGTTGGAACATTAAATACTCAAAATATTTCTAAAAATATTTCTGATGAATTATCGAGATCTTTGAATGAAGTTGGAACATTAAATACTCAAAATATTTCTGATGAATTATCAAAAACATTTAAAGAAGTTTCTGAAGGTTCAAATATAGTTAGAAAGAAAATTAATGAAGTAAGCACACCGAACATGGAAAGTATATCTGAAGGTTCAAATATAGTTAGAAAGAAAATTAGTGAAGTAAGCACATCGAATATAGAAGATGTATCTGATAAAATAGTTAATGCTACCAATAAAATTAGCGAAGTAAATGTTTCAGATTTTGAGGGTATATTTGATACAGTAGCGAGTTCTACTAATAAAATTAGTGAAGCGAATGTTTCAGAACTTGAAGCTGTATTTGATAGAGTAGCGAGTTCTACTAATAAAATTAGTGAAATAAATACATCGAGTATGGAGAGTGTGTCTGAAAAAATAGTTGATGCTACTAATAAAATTAGTGAGGCGAATGTTTCAGATTTTGAAGGTATATTTGATACAGTATCTAATTCAGCAAATAAAATTAGTGAAATAAATACATCGAGTATGGAGGGTGTGTCTGAAAAAATAGTTAATGCTACCAATAAAATCAGTGAAGCAGATTTTTCAGAACTTGAAGCTGCATTTGTAAAAATAACCAGTTCTGCAAATGAAATTAGTAAAGCAGATTTTTCAGAATTTGAAGCTGTATTTGAAAGAGTAGCTAATTCTACAAATAATATTAGTAAAATGAGCACAGCAAGTATAGAGGGTGTGTCTGAAAAAGCAACTGATATAGCTAATAAAATTAAAGAGGCGAATGCTTTAGAGGTTGAGAGTGTGTCTAAAAAAGTATCTGATATAGCAGAGATTTCAAAAAAGGCAAATACTTTAGAAGTAGAAAATTTTTCTAAAAAAATGTTAGGTATAAAAAGTGAAATTGAAGATATTTCAAAATTAAAAAGTGTTTCAGAATCAGCAAAAATTCCAGAAACAAGGGATATTTCAAAAACAAAAAATGTTTTTCAAGAAATAAATAATATAAATAAAAATAAAACAAAAGAATCTATAACGAATATAACTGGTTCACCTTTGCCTGTTTATGTAACCAATATGGAAAATTCTTTTAGAGAAATGATGGAAGTAAATCAATCTTCTAATATTTCAGAAAAATTACAAAATGAAATGACAACAATAGATAAAACGGTTTCTGTTTTTGTTACTAATTTTCCTGGTAATAATATGGAAGTTTTTGGAGGAGGAGAGATTGCGGAAAAAGGAATAAGTGATGTAACTGAAAATATATCTGTGGTTACAAAAGAAATAGCAACCAATACTGAAAAAGCTTCTGTTAGTAGCAATAGTTGGTTAACAAAAATCCAAACAATTCTTCCTAATATTGCTAATTGGTTTAGTTCTTTGTTTAGTTCTCAAGGAGGTGCTGGTGGTGCTGGTGGTGCTGGTGGTGGTGCTGCTGCTGGTAATTTTCTTATGGGATTAGGTCGAAGCTATATTGGTATGGCTGAAGGTGGCATTATTAATGAACCGATTGTTGGGCAAGGGTTAAAATCTGGTGAGATATATAATTTTGGTGAGAATACTAAATATGGAGAAAGTGAACTCGTTGCTCCAATGAAAACACTTCAGAAATCTTCTTCAAGAAATGAAATACAATATCATATGCCAATTAATATAAGTTCAATTGATACTCAAACAGGTATTCAGTTTATATTAAAACATTCTGATGTTATTCAAGCCCAAATGATTAAAAGTTTAAGGCAAAATAAACCCATTAGAAAGGGAATACAAAGTGCCTATTAAGGAGTGATGTTATGGCAGCAGGTGATCCTTTTAATTTTGATGTTCATTCTATTGATCCACATACCCCACAATGGAATGTATTGGAAACTGATTTTGAAGGATGGAAACGTAAAACCCGGTTAAAATCAACTGATCCTATTCATAAATGGACAGTAGAGGTACGTGGAAGAACCAGTACTGAAAAAGATTTAATTGTGGCTCATTGGAATGATCAACAGGGGCCATTAACTAATTTTACTTGGAATGTGTTACCTATTATTTGGAATGCAGGGTATGGAACATCTTTTCAAGTTCAGTATGAAATGATGAAATTTGAAAATCCTGAAAATATTGCAAATGTTTGGGATTTTACTATTGTATTTAGGGAGTGGATATAATGCCAAAAGATATTGATCCTGGTGATCTGGCAAATTTTTATCAGAGTGGTATAACAGCTTTGACCGGATATTGGTTTGAGCTTGCTTCAGGAACTGAAAAATTTGTAGCTAATACTGTGGAAGTTGGTGGTGGTGGTGGTTATGCTCCTTTAGCTATAAAGCGTACTCCAATTAGATCTGAAGAAGGCACAATATTAAATGAATTAGAAATTGGATTAGATCATGTTGGACTTGAATTTAGACAACAGGTTATGACAGGAAAATTTAATAATATAGCTGTCAGTATATATCTTATTTTTCCCACTTGGAACGGTGTTCGCTGGATGCCTACTGGTGAAATTCTTTTGTTTAAAGGATTTACAGATGAACCTAAAGGAGATGAGCATTGGATAACATTAGCAGTTAAACCATTTCCTTATCTCGATCAACAATATCCAAAAAGAATTTATCAACAAGGTTGTAATTGGACTTTTTGTGGATTAAATACTTGTACTTTGAATTTATCCAGTTTTACTAATACTACCAGTTTAGGTTCAGATTCAGATGGAACTACTTTAGCATGTTCAACTGGAGGAGGAGATGATTATTACGTTCCAGGATATGTGGAAATAACAAGCGGAGGTTTAGTTGGAGAAGTTAGACCTATTTTAAGTAATACTTCAGGATCGGTTGTTGTAAGAGTAGCATTTAGCAGCACAATTTCAAGTGGTGTTGGTCTTAAAATTGTAAAGTTATGTGCTAAAAATTATCAAACTTGTCAGGATGATTTTTCAAATTATGATAATTTTGGAGGCTACCCCTGGGTTCCTAAAGAACCAATAATATGAAAAGGATTAATATATCATGCAGGAGGAAGAAGTTAAAAAAAGAGTTGTAAAAAATGCACGAAAATTTATAGGAACTCCATTTTGTCATTCCGGCAGATCAACATTGGGTATTGATTGTGCCGGTTTGTTATATATGGCTTATAGTCGTGCAGGTATTTTTCTCCCTAAAGGTGATGGAAAATCTTATACTGTTGGATGGTGGAAACATAATAATGGGGAAGAAAGATTATATAATGGATTAATAAAAGCAGGGTTTAAAGAATTACCAGATAATGAGTTTTTGAATAAGGGAGATGTGCCTTTGTTTAGATTATTTGGTGAAAGTTATCCTGCTCATCATAGTGGTATTATGATAGATCAAAATTATTTTGTTCATGCTAAATGTGGATGGAGAAATAAAGGTAAAAGAGTTGATATAGATTCTTTACATCCAATATATTTTAAAAAATTAGCATGGGTAATGCGATATGGAGAATTTTTAGATGACTGATGTAATAGGAGGAACAACCGGACAAGCAATGGGAACGGTTTTTGGAGGAATCGTTGGTGGAGTCCTTGGCGGTTTCCCAGGAGCTATGATTGGTATGGCAGTTGGTGGTCAAGTTGGTAGGTGGATAGATCCTCCATCAGCGCCTCCTCCACCGGCTTTAGGAGATCTTGGAAAAAATTCTTATGTAAGATCTACCGCAGTACCTTTAGTTTTTGGTCAAAATAAAGTTCATGGCGGTGTTATTTGGGTAGGGGAATTACAAGCTAATTGGCATAATACGGGATCAAGAAAAAATCCAGAATATACTCCTGAAATGGATATAGATTATGCAGTGTGCCATTGTGAGGGGGAAATTAGTTATACTGGTCAGTATTGGATTGATAATAGACGTGCAGAAGAAATGGAAGATGAAGGATTTTTTGCAGATTTTGATAGTAAACCTGGATCAGCAGGTCAATCAACTGATGGTAAAATAGATGCATGGCAATCAGGTATGTCCGTTCCAGGTATTCCTCTTAAATATTCAGCTTATACAGTAGTTGATATGCATGTTGAAAATAAAATACTTTCATCTTTGCCTTCTATTGCGGCAGAAATAGAGGGTTTTAATATGGAAGGGGGAGAAGAAGATGCTAATCCAATTCGTTGTCTTTATAATTTTTTAACTGATACAAGATGGGGAGTTGGAATGGATACTGCTCTTTTTAATGGGACTCCAGATACCGGAGGAAGCCCCTGGG